CATCTGGTGAATTTCTTTGTTCTGCCAATCTTCGAGCGGCTGGTCGGTCGTCAGCACGCCCGATGGCTTGCTCTGGTTCTGCGCGATGGTGTGCGCCTGCCCCATCACCGCTTGGCCGGCAGCAACATCGGCTGTGGCATTGATCAACGGTGGGTCGCCCTTCAGGGGGTTGCCGCGCGCGTTGAGCTTGAGGTGCAGCACGTCGCGGGCCGGCACCTGCCCGAGCGCGCCATGAGGTAGAACGGCCTCGACGACCGGGTTCCCGGCGAGCGAGTAGAACACCTGGCCGTTGCTGGCGACGTTGGCGCTGCAAGAGCCGGCATCCATCAGATGGAGTTCGCTGACCTCGAAGCGGTTATTGCGGATGGCGAGCGCGTAGGCGTTGCCATCGCCGTACAGGTAGCCGACCAGATTCAAAATAAAGTCACTGCCGCTCTGGTAACTGTTCGGCTTCAGCATGACGCGCGACAGCGCGCTCGTCGTGATGCGCTCGCGCCCCCCATCGCCGGTCGAGCGCCAATGCGACGGCGGGCACTCGGCGGCGGTTTGCGCGTAGGTGTCGATACAGGCCGCGACGATGGCGCCGCCACCGACGCGGAGCGGGTCATATCCAAGTTGCCAGAAATTCCACGGCCACGAGGGCGGGACATAGCCGCCGCTCGTGGACATGGCGAGAGCTTTGCGGTGCGGCGGAAGGCGCGCGAGAGCGCGCCCACCGCTGTCCACGAGCGCCATCTAGGACCGTTCGGTCTGCCGCGGCACGCTGGGTGCTGGTGGCCGCGGTGGAGGGGCGACGGGCCGCGCCTGTACTTGTGGCAAGGCTTCGCCGCTTGCCAGATACGCCTGTTGCGCCGCCAGCGGCGGCATCGGCTTATCCGCGGCCTGGGCCTTTTCGTCGGGGTGCAGGAGCCCCAGCGCCGCCTTGTCGTTTTCCTCCTGCGTCGGGGTCGGCTGCACCGTCGTGCCGTCCGTCGATTCCAGCGTCAGCTTCGTCAGTGTCGCCACCCGTTCCTTGCGCTGCGCGTAGTCCTGCGCGATCTGGTCGTCTGCCATCGGTGAGTTCCTTCTCGAAGCGCCGGCCCAGCAGACGCCGGGCCGGCTTCAGCCATGTGTAACGCCTTACCAAGTGACGCCCGTCATCCAGGCGACCGGCGCCGGCAGCCGCCGCATGGCCCAGTTCATCGGCAGAATCATCCGTAGGGCGAGCGAGTCCGTCTGAAACATGCTGCGCACTGGCGTCGCCGCCACCGCTGAACCCTGCGCGCCCGAGGTGATTTGCAGCGGCGTCGTGTCTTCGAAGTGCAGCGTCGCCTGATCAGAGACATCAAACCGCGGCGTGTCGCCCTGCACCACCATCAGGTCGTCGGCATTAATCAGGATGATCATCCCGGCCGGTACGGTTGACGACACCACCACCGGATAGCCCATCAGCCGGTTGCCGTTGATCTCGGCCTGAAACGGGAAATCACCGGCCCCCGCCGCTGGGGTGGTCAGCGAGATTGCGATCTGCTGCACCGGGTTCATGATCCATACCGGGCTACCGATAGCATTCATACCCGCCAGGATGCCGACCAGCAGCTTGATGTCACCGACCAATGCGTTGAACCCGCCGCCTGCTGTCGGCGTCTGCCCGGCCACGCCCGCGCGGATACCGCCGGGCCGCACGCTGGTCGATGACGTTGCGTCGATGAACACCGTGTCGACCGCGACGCCGGTGTCGTCCATAATCAACTGACGCAGGATGGTCTCGATCTCGGGCGTCGAGTGCTCGGCGATCTCCCTCGTGTAGGATGTTATAACCGCCATCTTTTTGAGACCGATGGTCACCGTCGTGAATGCCGCTTGGCGCACGGGGATCGGGGCGCCTTCTGCCACGAAACTGCCGGCAATGGTCGGCGTCGTCTGCCGCGTCGGCATGCTGATCTGGTTGTAGCGGCCGAGCGTGATGTTCATGCCGCGCGACGCCACCGGCTGGAAGATCGAGCCGGCCATCAGCAGGTTGAACCACGCGCCCTGCCCGGTGAGCGCGAGTTCGGCGGCCCATCCGGCGGTCGTCGTCGTGGCGGGGGCCGTAGCGGCGCGAGTCCGCCACTCAACGATGCCCTTGGTGGCCTCGAAGTCGCCATAGCTGCCGTACAGCTCGGTCAGCGCAACTTCGACGGGTTGCCGTTTGACGTAAGCAATCGTGGTCGCCGCGAAGTGCCGCAGGATGTGATCCTCCGCCGGGGTCTCTTTGCGCTTTGGCTGCGCCCAGGACTTGGGCGCGCTTGCCGGCAGCGCTTGCGTCGGCGAGTAGACCGTGATCCGGTCTTTCGGGATGGTGATCGGCGATGCCTCGCTGCCGAGCGCCTTTTCCGCCTCGACCCAAGCAAAGATTTTGTTTTTTACCTCGCCGATCTTGTTGGTGAGGTCGGATACCTTCGCCACGTCCTCGGCATCCGGCAATCCGGCCAACTGATCCTGTAGCGCAACAACATCCTGTTGCGCCGCTACGATACGTTCACTGTAGTCCATGATCTGTTGCTTTCGATGGATCGGTTCCTTCCCGGCTAGCCCGCCATTGATCCGAGGCGGCGACTGATCCTTCCCTTCGGCTAGCCCGCCAAAGATCAGTTCGCGCACCTCGGGAGAGATCCCGAGCGCCTTGGCGATCGCCAGCGCGTTCGGGTTTGCCGGCACCGCGACGAGCGAGCACTCGACCAGCTCGGCCTCGGTAAAACGAATGCCGCCGGATTTGCCGAGCGGCTCGAAACTGTCGCTGTGAAACCCAACCGACACCGCGCGCAGCACGCCGGCCTTGAGCGCGGTGTGGATCTCGCGCAGCCGGTCGGATACCGCCTCCATCAGTTCGAGGCGGCCGGTGAGTTGACCCCGGCGGACGCCGACATCGTGCCAGCGGCCGATCGGGAACGACGGGTCGTGCCCGAACAGCGCCACGGGATTGCGCTGGAAAGCATCGAGCCGCCAGCCATCGGGATCGATCACGTCGCCCATGCGGTCGACGCTGCCGTCCGACATGACAAATTCGAGCGGATCGCCAGCCGGTGGCGGTGCCGCCTGCTCTCGCTTGCGCACTTGCATTCCCGTATTCCGAAATTGGAGGCGGCGACCGAAGCCGCCCGGTAGCGCCTATCCGACCATCGAGCGGTGATTGAAGGCGGGCTTATCGAGCGGGGCCGAGCCGGTCATCATGGCCAGCGCTACCGCGCCGTCGATGCGGCCGGCGGACTTGTCTTTCGCTAATTTCCGATTACCGGCGGGATCGGTTTTGACCACCGCGTTCGCCATGCACATCGTCAGCACCGGATGCCCGCCATGCGCCACCCGGCCATTCAGGATTTCGGCCTCCAGCGCCCGCAGTGCCGGCGACATGTCCTGGAAGCCCTGGCCAAATTCGATGAAGTGCTGCTCAAGCTGCAACTCGTTAAAACCGGCCTTGAGCAACCACGGCTTCAAGAACCTCCATCCCCAGCGGTCAAAGCCGATCTGCCGGACATCGTGCCGGTCGAAGACGCCGCGCAGGAACTCGGCGATGTATTCAAAGTCTACGGATTTGCCCGGCGCCGCCAGCAAGTGGCCGTCGCGGTGCCAGAGGTCATACGGCACCCGGTCGGCCCGCGCCTTGGCTGCCAGCCCATCACCGGGCAGCCAGAACGTCGGGTGGATGTGCCAGGTGCCATTGATGCGCGCGCCCAGCACCAGCGCCGTCAAGTCACTGACTGCCGAGAGGTCGAGCCCGCCATAGACCGGGTGCCCGTCGAGCGGCAGAGCCTCGGCGCCGCACGCCGCCCAAAGCTGGCGGCTGATGAATGGCGCCGAGGCTTCGACCCGGCGGTTGAGGATTAGGTTCTCGTACTCGGCCTGTCGCGATGGCATGCGCTCGGCGTCGGCCGCCATGCCGAGCACTTCCTTCGCATTCAGGAAGTCACCAAGTGCTGGATTGGCAGCGCGTATCGCTTCTTCACCGAACGGGTCCAATTCCATCGGCGCGGCGTAGAGCGAGACAATCACCCGGGGGTCGTGCGCCGCGATCCCGTCATCGATCAACACCGACAACAAATCCGCATCGGTCGGCGCCTGCGTCGAGATGATGATGCTGAGCGGGTTCTCCTGCGCACCCGTCGCCGTCTCCAACGCCTCGTACATTCGGCTGCGTGGCCCGCGCACCTGGCCAAGCTCGTCATGCACGACGAAGACCGGGCTGAGGCCGAATGCCGTCGTGGCCTCGGCGCTGAGCGCGCGATAGAGCGTGCCGAGCCCCGGACACAGCAACTCCTTCGCCGTGTCCCGGATTTGCACTACCGCCGCCAACCGCGGCGACAAGCGCACGATCTTGGCCGCCAGCCCAAACAAAATGCCGGCTTGTTCACGCGATTGCGCCGCTGAGTACAACTGGCTGTTCGCCCGCGCCTCCGGGCCGCACAGATGAAGCAACAAGAGGAAGCTCGCCAGCGCCGTCTTACCGTTCTTTCGGCCAAACGACAGGATCGCCCGGCGCGTCACCGCCGGGTTGTCGTAAATCCGCTTGAGTTCGGCTTGCTGCCACGCCCGAAGTTTTACTTTGCGGCCGACAAGCGCGCCCTCGGGTACGATGCAATACTCTTCGATCCAACCGATTGCCTGCTGACCGCGCGTTATGCGCTTTTGCGCCAAGGCAGATCCTCTTTCGGCGTCTTCTTCGCAGCCGTCGCCGCCGTGTGCGGCACATAGCGCGATTGGTTGGTGAGCCGCAATTTCGTCGCCACCGTCACCATCGCTTTGAGCTCGCGGTCGCGCATCCGAAGCAAGCGCTCATGATTTGCGACACTCTCGGAATCCTGCATCCAGACCTCGGCCGACGCCTCGATGACCGCCGTTATCCCCTCCGCAGTCGCCCGGCTCCGGCAGTAATCCGCCAGCAATCCCCGTAAAACCCCGGTGTTAAAGAAATTTGGGTCTTCACTGGCAACAACTTCGCGCCAGATGGCATTCTGACGCAAAGTCAGGTTTTTGGGCGGTTCCGGCCGCTCCGTAAACCCGCCAGCGATTACTTGGGATGCCGCCGAGTGACGGCCCCGAGTTTTCATGCCGCCCCTTTGGGCAAGTTACGGATTAGCAAAGGAAGAC